TCATTTTACCCTCATTCTGATTGGATTCTCTCAATGTCTTTTTCGGTTAATTCTTCTGTATTTCCTCTCCAAATCTCCACAATATGGGCTGGTTTATCGGTCATGTTACAACCCATGTGCCACTCTCCCTTTTCAATCAGTACACTTGCGTTATTATTCAGTTCATATATCATCTTTTCCTCTCCGATTCCCATGTGTATTTCTGCTGAACCACTAACCAAATTCCATAGTTCGCTTCGGTGTTCATGTCTCTGCATTGACAGACAAGAGAATGGTTCAATCACTAACTCCTTAACTTTGAATCCCTCTCCCAAATACAAATCCTTATAGTATCCCCACTTTCGATTTGTTCTTGGACTTCTCCATCTATCCAACAACCAACTACTGCTCTCTGTCTTATCTCCACCTACATTGAATACAAACTTCACTCTCTCATCATTCTTGTACATTTCATACTCTGGTATATTTGATAGTAACCGATCTCCTCCGTTTGCAAAGATTACCTTATCATGTGTATATAACACTTGCTTAATTGCATGACATGATGAATTGTCTGAGTCATTGAATATGATAACCTCATCTACCATACCAAGTTCAACTATGATACTTGCTCTGTTCTCTAAGTTCATAAATGGTTGGCCTTTCTTCCGTGACAACCAATCATCAGAATTTAATCCAACGATGAGTTTATCTCCCAGTTTCTTTGCATTATTAAAGTAATTGATATGACCACTATGTAAAGGGTCAAATCCTCCTGTCACTAATACTGCATATTCATACCGACTTTTCCTTTTCTTTACAAATTTCAACTCTGACCATTGCGACTCATAACAACAAAGAAGTATATGTACATACCTGTGCGGATTATCTTCTTTATAATCGGGTTTCTCTTTTACTCCCACTTCGATTGTGATATACCTGTGTGGTGTATTCCATCCACGTTTTGGTGCTGTTGGTTCTGCCTTAAAATATACCCATCCCTCATGTACCTGACCCAACTCTGTAGTCCATTGAACATAATCGTTGACCTCTGGTTCATACATTACTTGACTCTCACGATCTTTATGTCGTTTGGCGATACTCCGCTGGCTAGTAATTCCTCATGTTTTTGGGCCGCGCCCACCCTCGAAAGGCGAGTATATGAAGCATCTGGGGGATAATATCCAGTAGTTTGATTCTCTAATACATCATAGAGTTTCTCTGTATCCTTTGTATCTTCTGTTTTTGCCTTTGGTACGTTTTCTAAGATTGCGACCTGTCTCTGTAGTTCTCCTTCTACGGCTGCAAGATGTTGGTATAAATGCGAATACCATTTATTATCCTTAATGTGGCCTTCCAGTTCCTTGAGATGATATTGTGCCTGTTTGAGTGCTGAGAGTTCTGACATGAAAAATACTGTATGATACTACTAATTATACAAGATATTTGTTAGTCTGTCCACTCTGCTACTGGTTGTTGTTTTTTCTTTTTCTCCATGTTATTATAGAACCGATCAACAGTTCCTTCCAACTCTTGAAAGATTGCATCAACTTCTTCGATGTAATCTGAGTCAGCATACTTAGTTGATGTTTCTAAGGCACATAGAATGACACCGATTTGCCCTTCTGTAAGATTGACATTATGTAGAATGTCCTTAAAATTGCGATCCATTACTGAAGTCCTCCCATGTTTGTAAATGATCTAAGTAAGTCCTGTTCCTGTGCATTGTAGAGTTTTTCTTCCAACTCATTGACAATTCTCTCTTCTTCCTTATCGTTACACTCATACCATAGTATGGCATACTTGAGAAGTTCAAGTTGTTCCTTGTTGATTTCAATTTTCATTTAATCCTCCTCCAGCCATGTTTCTCCTTCTTCCAACACACCGAACATCGTCATAATCTCATCATAGGTTTCTTTACCTGATGTAGTTAAACATTGATAATCCCAACCTAAATCTGTGAGTAGTTTAGCAAGTCTTTTTCCATCAATTTTCATAATAAATTACCTTTAATAGATTTAATTTGTTCTTGAGTGATACTTTCAGCACTATCCTCTAAGGGAACTCTGAAAGTAACTTCAAAGGTATCAGTATAATCAAGATAGTTTGCTATCTCAACTGGACATTCATTTAACCACTCTTGGAATTGCTCATATCTAGATTTTGGTCTAGGGTGCAATTCATTATACTGTTCCTGTTGATAAGTTTTTTTCATGCCTTATCCTCTTTCTTAACCTTAACTTTGGTTGGTGTAGTAGAACTATAAACTCTACCTTCTTCCTTCCATTGCTTGATAAATTCTCTCCTCTGAGATAACAATTTATCATACTTCTTTCTTTGCTCTCCAGTAAAAACAAAATTATTGTTTCTCCATGTTTGAGTTAAAGATTGAAGTTCTCTTGTAATTTCTGATGATAACATTAATTTGAATAATCTTTACATCAATTACGCAATTTAGAGGTAACTAATATTTAAGAATAATATTTACTTCCTTACTTTACTAATTGCTACCTCTCCTCTATTGAATACAGTATCAACAACACCTGATAATCTTTTAGAGGTAGATATACCAACTTTATCCCATGTAGGTACAACAACTAATCCATATTTCTTATCATTATCTCCTGTCCTGATAACTCTACCTATGGTCTGAGATAAACCAATAATATCCATGTTTCTAAGAAATATCGCTGCTTCTAATCCCTTAACATTGATACCTTCAGATAGAATACTATGATGTAACACTACAAATCTTTTGTTAGTATCTTTTCCCCATGTATTGAGAGTATCAAAGAATGTATCTCTATTGACTTTATTACCATCAATATATGCACCAGTTTTTGCTGTGATGTACATACAAGAATAGTCTCTAGATGCTAGTTCCTGAGAGAAGTTTGTCTGGTCAATTAGTTTAATTATTTGCTTTGTTGATCTTGCACAAATTAATACTTTCTTGACACTAATTTCATCAATAGTATCAACAATATGCTTGCACTCATTAACATCTTCCTCTGCTACATTGATAGTCTTAACTATCATTTTAGGTGGTAGAATATAACCCTCTTTGACTAACTTAGGTGCTGGAATATTTACAATAACTTTACCATAAACATAGGCATCATTCATTCCTGGTTTATTAATAGTGAGTGAATGTTTAGGTGTAGCAGTAAAGAAATAACACCTTTTTGCTTCTGCTGAATAATGCTCAACAGATGGAAAAAAGTTTTTTGCTGTACTATTGTGTGCTTCATCAAAGTATATTGTATCAACATTAATATCTGCTTCCTGTATCCTATGTAATGAATGATATGTAGTGAATATAATTGTATGTAAATGTAATGGATATATGCAAAATGTTTTTATCTTCTCTGGTTTTGTAGTGCTAGTATGGTGTGTCTCTCCTGAGTGAACATGAAGCACATTGACACCAGTAATTTGCTCTAGAAATTCCTCACATAATTGTTGTGCTAATAATATTCTAGGTGCAACTACAACAAAGGTTCTTCTATAATCTGCTTGCTTGATCTCTCTCTTAACATCTTCAATCATGCACATAGTCTTACCACCACCAGTAGGTACAATGACCTGACCTTTTTTGTGGTATGACATTCTATTCAAAGTGCTTGCCTGATGTGACCTTAACTTGATCTGATTCATATTTAATAATTCTTACTTGTTATGCAATTTAGAGGTAACTAACTTTTTCTGAATCTACCATTATTGAAATTAGCATAAGCAAATTCTTTTCTATCAACTAATTTAATTATACCATACTTTGTAGTCATAACAAATCCTTCTCCCTTGATTTCTATACCATCAACATAACATTTTGGTGAACCATATACAATAAAACTATCCATCAATTCTTCTTTGATCTCTAGAATTAATTGATATAGATTTACAAGATGATTACACCCAAGTATCTCAAATAGATTATAATCAGATAACTCTACATCATCTTTGATAAGTTGATTAATTGCTGTCTTTGCGATTTTTGCTTCCTTTGAAGTTAGAAATGTAACCTTATCAGTATCTACCTTTGGTGGTTCTGATGCTTCAAATACTCTATCTACAGTTGGTTGAATCCACTTGACATTCTCATTATCTGTAAGATGAGTGACTAAAGGTTTAGCAACACACTCTAATAATGTTGAGTTAGTAGTATATTTTGTATGGGGTGCTAGTATAATCTTCTCCTTAACTATCTCTGGAAAGTGATACTCTAAAGTATTAGGTCTGTAGATATTACTACCACCCATACCAATAAAATCTGCCTGTATAATTCCATCTATCTTAGGTAGATATAGAATACATTTAATTAATACTCTCATTAAACTATAATGAGTTTTTCTATCATACTTCTTAAATATATCTTCAATAGTATAACAAATCATATCTTTCTTCTTATTGAATACACTCTTAGTTCCTACAAAAAACTTTCCATTCTCAGGATGAGTCCCAAATACAACAGCAGGTGCACCATCCATCTTGAGTGATAAGTGTGCTGTCTCATATAGTGCATCAAATACTTTTACATTACCCTCTAGTATCATATCTTCTGGATGTTCAAGATGTAAGTTCTTCATAATTTAATCAATCTCACTACTAACGCAATTTAGAGGTAACTAACATTTATTGGCACTCTTTCTTGGATTAAGTTACCATAATCCTCATGTAATTCACACCCAATATAATACCTATCTAACATTTTTGATACCATAGCAGTTGTTCCTGATCCCATAAAAGGATCAAGAATTATATCTCCAACCTCACTACCTGCCTTGATACAAGGTTCAATTAACTCTGGTGGAAATGTTGCAAAGTGCGCACCTTTATATGGTTTCTTTGTTACTGACCAAACAGATCTTTTATTCTTTTTTGTTATTTTTGAATGCCAAATTGCAGGTTTAAAACCAAAAAAATCTTCAAATCTTTGGCTAAATTGATTAGTCAAAAAAATTTCAGGTAACAAAACCAAAGACTGTTTTCCTTTTGAAATATTTTCTTTTATTTTTTCAAAATATACGATTGTTTTACCTGAACCAGTAATTCCTTGTAATAATGTAACACTGAATTTATTACCTAAACTATTAATTTCTTTTAAACATTTTTTTTGTTCTTCATTTAATTCAATCATTTTTTTCTGCCATTGCAGCAATTTCCATTTGTTTAATAATATCTGGAAGTGTTGGTTGTTCAGCTCTTACTTTATCTATTTGATCAACTGGTAATGTAACACCAAATGTAGAAGGTGTTTCTGGTCCGTATTGTGCCATTACAACATCTCTAAATGATGCTTTATTCTCAGGTATGCTTGCATCTAATAGATCGCCATCTGTCCAATGTTCATGAGTAAACCCATGAGTATCCCTCCAGTAATCATACATCTGACTCCCTAGAAGGTGTCTACCAACACCCCATTCATGATAATACTCATCAATTGTTTTCATATGATAGTGTCCAGCCATTAAGTCATCTACAGAGTCTGTAACCTCATAACCAGAATGACCATAAGGGCCTGGATAATTATCACCAGGAAGCTGAATATTATTAAGAGTATGATGATCAACTGGTTTATCTCCTTGATCACATCTCATAAAAGCTCCAATTGAATTACCATCTGGACCTAAAACATCATCACTTACTAAAAATCCTAAAACGCGTGAATACCAATCAACTGATGCTTTTGCATCTCTACAGTTAATTGCTGTATGACCAAGTCTTTTTACGTTAGATTTAAGCTTATAAACCCATTTGTCTCCTTCTACCTGCCATTCATCAGCAGCCTTTCCAAAACGTTGAAGTTCATTTTCTCTTTGTTTTGATTGCCCAGTATTTAATACTTTAGATACAACTGCCACTGGTTCAGCAGGTGTCATTCCATAACATACCTCAACTTCAATTCCATCAGGATCAATGACAGTTA